TTGCTCAGGGACCACACGGTGGGCCACCAACAACAGCCCCTACTTCTTTAAGTGCTATTCCAACCAACACGAACGTAGCTATTTCGTTTACTGCCCCAACAAACGATGGTGGACTCACCATCACGAACTACGAGTATTCGTTTAACAACTCATCTTGGACCGCTTTAAGCCCAGCAGATGCCGCAAGCCCAGTTACTGTTAGCGGTTTGACGCAGAACACGGCATACACCGTTTACTTGCGCGCCGTTAACGTAGCCGGTTCTGGTCCTGGATCGACTGGTGTTTCATTTACAACTGCTGGTGTCCCAACCGGGACCCCGACAATCACAGCCGTAAACAGGACTCCAACTACTGCATCAATAGTATTTACCTATCCAGGCGGTGGCGGAGCACAAACAGGTTTCGAATACTATATTCAAAACGGAACCAACGTATGGACCGCTGGTGGGTCAACCAGCCCAATTTCTGTAACCGGACTAACCGAGAACACAACTTATTACGCGTATGTAAGAGCTGTTAATGCTTATGGTGCTGGCCCACAGTCTGCTGCATCTGGATTTGTAACTCCTCTCTCTCCACTCCCAGTTAACTTCTGGGTACTTGCTGGCGGAGGAGGTGGTGGTGGTTCAACGCAAATTGATCCATACTCAGGTGGCGGTGGTGGTGCTGGTGGTTTACGATCCTCGGCATCAACACAAGGCGGAGGACAGGGATTTGATTCCGTAATTACATTTACAAGCGGTGCTTCAGCTACCGTTACAGTAGGTGGCGGCGGAGCAGGTGGCGCAGTCCAAGGTGGTGCTGGTGGTTTTGGAGCGAACTCAGTGTTTCACACAATAACTGCTGGTGGTGGTGGACGTGCAGTCGCTAACTACGGCGGTAATGCTGGCACTTATGGTTTTGCTGGTCGTGGTCCTTCCAGTGGATACGCAGCTAATGCTGTTGGTGGTTCTGGTGGTGGAATTGGCGGAGCATCAGTAACACTTATTTCAACTAAATTTTGGGGAAGCGCTTATTTTGGCGGAGCAGGTCTAGCGGATTATGTAACTGGAACAATTCGTGGTGGCGGAGGTGGAAACGGTGGTGGTTACAACACTAACTGGGGAGAAAACGCTTCTCCTGGACCTTCGGTTGCTGGTAGCGGTGCTGGTGGTTCAACTCAGAATAATCTTACTGGAAATCCTGGAGCTGCTAACTACGGTGGTGGAGGCGGTGGTGGTGGATTCTACGACTACTCAGGATGGCCAGGCGGTCCTGGTGGAAGCGGTATAGTTTTCATCACATACCCAGCTGTATACGGAGCACTTACAAGCATTACAGGACTTGCTTCAAGCACCTTTGTATCTGGTCCAACTAGAGTTTATATATTTACTTCGGGGAGTGGGACTATAACGTTCCCAACTTTTTAACCATGGCACATTACGCACTATTAGATGACAGTAACTTTGTAACAACCGTTATAACGGGACTTGATGAGACTGAGCTCATTGAGGGTTTGAGCCCGGAAGAATGGTATGGAAATTTCCACAACCAAACATGTGTGAGAACGTCTTATAACCATCGCATCCGCAAACAGTACGCAATAATTGGTGGAACATACGATCCGATCAATGATGTGTTTGTAGCCCCAAAACCTTACGCCTCTTGGGTGCTCGATGAAAACCATGATTGGAAAGCACCGGTAGCAATGCCAACGGAGGGTTACTGGAGGTGGGACGAGGATTCTGTTTCTTGGGTTTCTATTCCAGCCCCATCATTCCCTTCGGAATAACGGAATACTTCTGTGGGTAGAAACACCCGCTGGCTAATCATTATTCCAGCTATTGCTTTCGCTTTATTTGCAAAGCCAGCTAAAGCTGACACACTGGGTGAGTGGACATTTAGCAAGTCATGTCCAACATCAGGTTCATACGAAGTAGTTAGCAACAAGATCATCCTGCGTGGACCAGACCAGGGTGGGTGCGCAGGTCAACCACATTGGGTAAAGATTGAGACCACAATCCCTGCTGATGTAGACACAGTTGATTTTACTTGGGCATATCAGACGACCGATGGTTGGGTATATGACCCACCGCAGTACGGCATCAACGGCACATACACCTTGCTTACACAACAGAACAACGCAACAGGATCCAAGTCTGTACCCGTAAACGAGGGCGATGTGTTCACGTTCCGGCAGTATTCGATAGATACGTGCTGCTCGCCTGGTATCCTTACTATTAGCAACCTGTCTTTATGGGAATCTATAACAACATCCACGACGTCAACGACGACAAGTACTACTACTGTTCCGTCAACGACTGTCCCTGCCATAGTCCCGACTACTACGACAGTTCCAGAAACCTCAACTTCGAGTTCGACAACGACGACAAGTACGACCACTACAACCTCGTCAACGACAAGTACTACAACGACAAGTACGACGGTAGTTTTACCGGAGAGCTCAACTAGTTCTTCGACTACAAGTACTACGTCTACGACGACTAGTTCGACTACTACTTCTTCCGTACCGCAAACAACATCGTCAGTATCAGTCCCGACCACGACACTACCGCCAGAGTCGTCAACATCTACTGAACCCCCTCAAATATACGAGCCAGAACCTGATGAGCCTTCCGTTCCTGAAGAGATTGTTGAAGTGCCGACAGGCACCACAACGACAGTAGTAGAGGAGCCCATCCAAGAGGAGACGCCTCTCGAAGAAACAACCACGACAACTGAAGTAAGTCAAGAAACATACCCAGAGGTTATCGAGGAAACGACCACTTCCACCATCGCTCCAGATTTAGAGCCAAATTTAGAGCCAGAAGTTTTGCTCACCGAAGAGCAGGTCACGTCTCTTATTGAAGAAGCCGAGAGCGTAGAAGATCTCGTCAAAGCCCTAGCCGAACTGGAACCAGAGCAGGTGGAACAAGTAATTGACGCAATCCTTGCCGAAGAGCCAACACAAGGACAAGCAGTAGCGCTTGCTACATCTCCCGAAGTGCTTGCTGTAGTTAGCAGCGAACAAGCAGCTGAGATATTCCAAGCTCTCGATGTGGAAGAGCTAAGCGAGGAGCAAACAGAAGAACTGATTGCAGCGGTCCAGGAAGCTCCCAGTGAAGTACGTGAAGCTTTTGAGGATGAAATCGACATCTTCAAATCCGGTTTAGATACCTATGTCCCTATTGGTTCTAATGTGCCGGTTGGCACACGACGGACATTGGTGGCTATTACGGCGGGGATGACCCTCGCAGCGGCTGGTGTTAGAATCAAGAACTAGTGAAAAAGATTCTTGATTACTTAGCGGACAACTCTTGGACTTGGGCAGGAACCGGCATGGTTCTCATCACCCTATCCGGGCCTACGCTTCGGCAGGCAGCCCTTATTACGGGCATAGCCGTTTTGGTACACTCTTCATTAACCCTATCAAAGAAAGACTGACATGGCAAAGCTTCAAAACATCATCTTCCGCATCTTCGCACTATTCGGATCATCCGCATTGGCTGCTGTAGCCGGTGGTGCTTTGATTGGTGTAGACCTATGGAAATCAGCAGCACTTGCTGGCATCATGGCATGTGCACAAGTAATTGAAAAGCTCTTGCGCTTTAGTGTTGACGGATCACTCACCAAAGAAGAAATTGAAATTGCATTCTCTGGTGCCGCAGCTCCAAAGCCTAAAGCTGAATAATGCCAAAGCCCAACTGGCCTGTAAAACCAATTCGTTGGTGTGAACATCTTAAAGGCAAGAAACCTTCTGAGATTACACCAGCTATGGTCGCACCCATTACGGGCGGAGGAAAACTCGAAAAGTGCGCAGCGGCAGCGTGGGAAGAGATGGTTGCGGCGGCTAAAGCCGAAGACATAGTTCTCAAACCGACTTCAGCCGGGGACACACTCCGCTCGGTCGCACAGCAAGAGGCAGGATTCCGCCAACGCTACCAGAAAGAGCCCATTCCTGGTGCGTCAACAAAGAACTGGAACGGTGAAACCTGGTACCTAAAGAAAGGTATGGCAATCCTTGCCACCCCTTACGACGACCCGGCAAACGACAAAGCTCGTGGCTCGCGCCATCTTTACGGCATTGCGGTCGATGTGGCAAACGCTAACGGCAAGGTGCTTGCTTGGCTACTGGCGAATGAAGAGCGCTTTGGGTTCTCTCATGAAGTTCTAGGTGACGCAAACGGTAAAGGCGCAGAGCCTTGGCACATCCGCTTCGTAGGAAAGCCTGCTTGATGTGGACGCTGGTATCGCCTCTATTTGGGTTGCTTGTATTGGCGGTAGTTTTTCTCTCTTAGCCATAGTGCTACAGCGCTTTAAGGCAGAGAACAAGAAAGACCATGACACAGTCATGGCAATGTTGCGTTTGATGCGCCGGGCACAAGACCGTACTGAAGACAAGGTCGATAGTGTCTCAGAGCGTTTGACCAACCACATCGAGCAGCATAAAAAATAAAGTTGCAATTCAAAAAATTTGGTGATTGACTGAAGGCCGGGGGGTGGGGCGGAGGAAGCACACACACTCAATAGTTCAATAAATCCAGTGTGAATGTAACCCCAAGCACCAGCTGAGCTAAACCCGTCAGCAGGCTTAAGCACAACTCTGTGCTAAATTAAAAGTGCGCACAAGGTTTTCCTCCCTTGTTTCCCTTGTGTGTGGGTTGAGGTGGCCCTAGTGGTCGGACTAGGGCTCACCTCCCCAATGCTTGCATATTGTTAAATCGTGGTGTAACGTGTCTGAACAGGAGGAAAGCACATGAGCAAATTCAAAGAAGCACTATCAACAAAACGAACACCATCAGCTCAAGAAAAAATCAAAACAACATTAGATCCAGATTCATACAAAGACTTTATGTCAGCAATGGATGATCCTGGTCTATCAGCAGGAGCTATACATAGAGCGCTTAAAGATTTAGGCGTAGAAATTTCTGTAATGACCATTCAAAGATGGAGGCAAAAATGAGTAGTAAGTTCCAAGGGTCTGTAGAGTTGCAGAATGAAATTACAGAACTTAGGCGTGCTCTTAAAACAAGCCAGCTTGCTGAATCAAGATCCAAGATCAAGTCTCAAGGTATCATTGATGCGGTTTATCGTGCTGCAAAGGATGCGGCTTTGGCTACTGGCAATGCGAAAGCAGCACCAGTATTACCAAAAAAGGATACTCGTAAAGCAAAGGCTGAGGTAGCTCTTGTTCATGCAACCGATTGGCAGTGTGGAAAGAAGACTCAGTCATACGACATCGCAACTCTCTCAAAAAGAATGGAAGAGTTTGCAAGAAAAGTTACTGAACTTACTGATATCCAGCGTGCGCATCACCCTGTAAGAGAGTGTGTGCTTATGTTCGGCGGCGACATGGTAGAGGGAGTGTCAATATTCCCCGGCCAAGCCTACGAAATCGAAGCGCATCTTTTTGAACAGCTGTTCGAGGTGAGTCGAATTATGGAAACAATGGTTCGTACGTTCTCTGCATACTTTGAGAAAGTTCACGTTGTATGCGAGTACGGTAACCACGGTCGATTGGGTCGCAAAGGAGACATGCCTGGTGGTGACAACATTGATCGTGTTGCTTACAAGATTACAAGCGACCGCACAGGAGACCTAAAGAATGTGACTTGGCAACAGTCTGGCGACTGGCACCAGATAGTCACGGTTGGAAAGTATCGTGCGTTACTTGTACACGGCGACGAAATCAACAGCTTTGGTGGCAACACACCAGCGTTTGGAATTTTGCGTAAGTGCAACGCTTGGTCAACTGGAGTAGTTGACGAATTCAAAGATGTGTACATGGGACACTTTCATACACCGATGACGCTTACGATGGCAAACGCCGGTCGTATCTTTGTGTCAGGCTCACCAGAGTCACACAACGAATACGCTCGTGCGTTTATTGCTGCAGTAGGTCAACCATCACAAAGACTCCACTTTGTAGACCCAGAGAAAGGACGTGTAACTTCCGAGTACACGTGTTGGTTGGACTAATGAGAATCAAATCAATAGACAAGCAAGTAGAGTCACTCGAACCATGGTCGCTTGTAGAGGTGACTTGGCGTGACGCTTATGACGCATCTAATGGTTGGACGGAAACGGAAACATACAAACCAGAGGATCAGATAGCGATTACGGTTGGTTATGTTTGGGTTGGCTGCCAACAACACTACATAACTTTGTGTGGCACATTTTTTTTACAAGAGTTGCCAAAGGTGCACACAATCGGTAACGTGACTCACGTTCCAATCGCAATGATCCAGTCGCTAAGAGTAATTAACAAACAACAAAAGGGAGAAAAGAATGGACGGATTCAGGTACACGGTAAGCAAGCCCGAACACGGAAGCCAAGAGTGGCTGACAGCACGCTGGAAGGATGAAGAGGGTTTCTCACGCATAACCGCTTCGGTTGCTTCGGCAGTACACGGAAAAAACCCGTATATGACGACAGCCGACCTTGCAATTGAATTGTTGTCGGAAACCCCGCCAACACCGAAGCAAGCGAACGCGGCGATGGAACGCGGAAACCGATTCGAGCCGACACTATTAAAGTGGTACGCCGACATGGAGGGAGTCGAAGTTTTGGCACCCGAAATTTTGTACGCATTTAATACGGACGACAACTCGGTTCGCCTGCTTGCCACCCTTGACGGGATCACCCCTGACGGAATTCCAGTTGAGATTAAAACATCAAACAAAATGTGGACAGGTCAACTGTCAGACATGTGGTACTGGCAAGGAGTCCATCAGGCAATCTGTGCTGACTCCGACCGTGTTGAGTGGGGCATCTTGGATAGCTCGCTTGAGTTCCATCGTTACACTCAGATTGTCTCATCAGATGAGAAACAGAATCACATTCAAGCTTGCCGTGAGTTTTTGGGGTACATCGATCAAGGTGTTGTACCACCAAACGCTCAGATGAGCTACGAGAATGCAAGTGCTCTAAACCCAGCAAACTCAGCTACAAAAGAGTTGCCTGAAAGTTTTTACGAAGTGTTGGATCAACTAGAGACAGCACGTAAGATGAAAGCCGAAGCAACTTCTATGGAGGAAGAAGCAAAGACAGCCATCGCAATGGCGCTTGAGGGTTGCGAGGTTGGTTCCATTAACGGCGATAAGGTGGTCACGTGGAAAGTATCCAAGAAATCATCTTTCGACACAACAAGATTCCAGTCAGAGCATCCGGCACTGGCGGAGAAGTTCATCAAGCAAACCGAATACAGAACAATCAGAACAACAAAAAGGAGCAAGTAATGCCAATGTTTAACCTCGCAGACTACGAGACCGTTGAAGATCGGCTCGTTAAGTTTTGGGAAGACCACAAGCAGGGTCGCATCCTTACATCAATCCACTACTACGACGACAATCGCATTCTTGTGCGTGCTGAAATCTACTTCAACCGTGAAGATGATCGTCCAGTAGCAACCGGATACGCAGAAGAAATCCGTGGTGCTTCACCAGTCAACAAGACAAGCCATGCCGAGAACGCCGAGACCAGCGCAATTGGACGCGGACTAGCCAACTGTGGCTACGCAACCAAGGGGTCACGTCCTAGCCGTGAAGAAATGGAGAAAGTACAGCGCTCTGAGGTGCCAATGCCAAAAGCTCCATCACCATCACAGAGTTACCAGCAGGTCAAAAAAGCATTCAACGCTGAAGAGGTTGGCAAGCCAGCGCCAAGCATCAAGAACCCTGGTGCTACAGCTTCAGAGAAGCAACTTGGTCTTATCCGCTCTTTGATTCGTGGCAAGGGTATGAGTGAGATTGAGGGTGTCAGCTACGTAAGTGCAATCATCAATCGAGAGATTAAATCTGTCAGCGAGATTCTAATGGGTGAAGCTAGTAACGTAATTACCGCACTCAAGACTGTTGCACAGGCACCTGAAGATCCGTTCTAATGGATATATACGAGTGGATACAGTACGGGGTTGAGCGCAAGTATTGTTCTTCTCCCGTCTGTTCTACTCATGACGGTCTTCCCATGACAGACGAAGAGAATGTAGAGTGGGACGACGGTGGAGATCCATGCGTACACGCATTGAGGTTGTATGAGCAAGAGCAAAGCTAAAGGAACAGCATTTGAGACGCTGATCGTAAATTATTTACGTGACACTTATCCAAATGTTGAACGGCGCACACTCAGTGGAATACACGACAAAGGTGATATTGCAGGTACCAACAAGAAGCTTGTGTGGGAATGCAAGGATCACAAAACGTTAAACTTCTCAGGCTGGCTCAATGAAGCAGAGGTTGAGAGGGGTAATGCAGGGGCAGAGTTTGGCATTGTCGTGGCTAAGCGACGCGGTC